AACCAACTATTGCTGATCGATGAGGTCAGCGGTGCCCATGACACCGACGCACTCGCTCAAGAAATACGACGACGTTTTCCCGACCGTCGCATCTATGCCTACCCTGACGCATCAGGCGGTAACCGCAGCACGAACGCCAGCCAAACCGATATTCAAATCTTGGAGTCCTATGGCTTTACCAATCAGTCGCCAAGGTCAAACCCTCCCGTTCGTGATCGCGTGGCTGCTGTTCAAGCTCTGTTGGAAAACGGGAAAGGCGAAGTGAGACTTCAAGTCGCGGCCAACTGCAAGCGAACGATTGAATGCTTAGAGCTACAAAGTTATACAGAGAAGGGCGATCCAGACAAAGAGGCTGGATATGACCACATGAATGATGGCCTTGGCTATTTAGTGTGGCGCGAATTTAATCCTCTCTATGCGCGTGCTGGTCGAGGCACTGGCGTTAGGCTTTACTAAACTGAAGGGATTAGGCGGGGTTTTAACGTGTATTCAGGTTTTTCGGGTGGCAGGCAGCGGGTTGGCAGCGTTACTCGCGTCAATGACCCGAACACAGCTTGGGTAAATCAAGAGCCCCATTGGGAGCTGATTGAAGCTCTTTTGCAGGGCACTTACGGCATCAGAAAGAAGCATCGAAAATACTTAACGCAAGAGCCTAGAGAGCTTGATGAGTCATATGACAACAGGCTGATCCGTTCAACGTTGGCTCCGTATTACGTCAGGCTTGAGCGAATGTTGGCGGGCATGTTGACCCGTAAGCCCGTCAGGTTGACAGACGTAAGCGACCAAATCAGGGAGCAGCTTTTTAACGTTGATCTTCAGGGCAATGATCTAAACGTCTGGACCTACGACACAGCTAGAAAGTGCATCAGGTACGGGCACGTTGGCGTTCTTGTTGACGCTCCTCAAGCAGGATCCAACGGTCGCCCCTATTGGGTGACGTACACTCCTCGCGACATCTTGGGATGGCGCACAGAGTTAAGCGATGGCCAGCAGAAGCTAACTCAGCTCCGCTTGATAGAAAGGACCGTTGTCCCTGATGGGGACTATGGCGAGAAAGAAGTTGAACAGGTTCGTGTCTTAACTCCAGGCGCATTTGAGATTCATCAGAAAGACAAGAAAGGTGATTTCCGCGTCATTGATGAAGGCACAACCAGCCTTGATGAGATCCCGTTCGCTGTTGCTTATTCCAACCGCGTCAATGTGATGGAGTCGCGGCCACCAATGGCCGACATTGCAGAGCTAAACCTGAAGGCGTATCAGGTCCAATCTGATCTCGACAATCAGCTGCATCTAAGTGCTGTTCCTTTGCTTGCGTTCTACGGGTTCCCGCAATCAGCAGAAGAGGTAAGCGCCGGACCTGGGGAAGCAATTGCATTCCCAGCCGAGGGCCGCGCTGAATACATCGAGCCAAGCGGCAAAAGCTACGACGCGCAGTTTCAACGGCTTGAGCAGATTGCAATGCAGATCAACGAGCTAGGGCTTGCTGCTGTCCTGGGTCAAAAGCTATCAGCGGAAACAGCTGAGGCTAAAAAGATTGATCGCAGCCAAGGCGATTCCACAATGATGGTGATTGCTCAGCAGATGCAGGACATGATCGACAACTGCCTGCAATTTCATGCGGCCTACTTGCAAGAGCCTCAAGCTGGCAGCAGCTTTGTCAACCGTGATTTCCTTGCCACTCGCCTTGATCCTCAAGAGATTCAATCACTCTTGCAGCTCTACACGGCAGGCACTATTACGCAAAGCACATTGCTTGGCCAATTAGAAGCAGGCGAAGTCCTTGGAGACAGCTTTGACGTTGAGGAAGAGCTAGATGCGACACAGGCTGGGGGTTTAATTGAAATGAATCAGCCAACGCCTACTCCTACGGCTAATCCTGTGATACCTGAAGAGTCAGCCGAACCTGAAGATCAACCTGAAATTCCTAGCTGATGTTTTGGAACAAACCCGCACGAAAGCAGCCAGAACCTGAGCCGGAGTCAAGGCAACAGATTCTTTATTACGCGCAGACGCCACTAGAAGGTGATTTGTTTGCTGTTATCCGTGTGACTTGGCATGAGAAGGGAATGCCTATCGGGGTTGTTGAATCTCAACTAAGGGAAGACGATGAAGATGCTATCCCTGAGTTTGGTCAGCTTGTAGGGGAAGCCTTGAGAGGCGGCGCAGACGTTTCAATCATTTGCGGGGAACCTCCTGAAGCTGTAGGAATTGAAGAGCCAAGAGATTCAGGGTTGCCTTTCTCATGAGTGATCCAGAAGCTTTTTATAGACAGGCAATTGACCTGAACCGTTACAGCAATCACGTTGCGTTGAACGTGATGAGGGCTTACAACAACATCGTTGTTGACGCCGCAACAAAGCTGAATGACATTGGATCGTTGAACCCAAGAGAAGCAGCAAGATTAAACACTCTGCTGTTGCAAGTGAAAGAGAGCTTGGCGACTTGGGCAGGAGATAGCAGCGTCTACTTAATGCAAGAGCTGCAAGGGCTTGCATTGTTAGAGGACGAGTTCATTGTTCAACAAATCAAGAACGTAGTGAAGCCAGAGCTAGCGGCTGGCGTTAAAAGCGTTGAGATCACCCCAGACTTCGCAAGAGCCGTTGTGATGTCTGACCCTACCGACTTAAATGCAGCTGTCTTTCAAAGGAACTTACAAGGGGAGATCGAAGGCACAGCACCAGGGACCGCAACGCTTGATGCTTCAGCAGGAGAAGCACTCCTTATGCCAAACGGGAAAAACCTAAACAATTCGTTCCGTCAGTTGTCCGAGGCTTCGGCTGAAAAGTTCCGAATGGCTGTGCAAAACGGAATGCTGACAGGCGAAAACATGCGAGACATGGTCGAGCGATTGCGTGGAGATTTACGTTTTAACGATTCATCAGACATCTTTAGGACGCTTGCCAAAGGCGGTGAACTTACTACGCTTTCTGATTCGCAGATCAGAGCGTTGATCCGAACGGCTGTGACGCAAATGAGCACTATTGTTGATAATCAGGTTTATCTCAACAATCAAGATTTAATCTCTTCTTATCGTTACGTCGCAACGCTTGACCTTGGGACGACAGCAATTTGCAGATCTTTGGATGGTCGAGTCTTTGAGTTCGGGAAAGGACCACAGCCCTATCAGCATTGGGGGTGTAGGTCAAGAATAATTATGATCACAAGATCTGAAGTAGAAGGCGACATCAAAGATCGCGGCCAAAGAGCGTCGATAGACGGCCTCGTTCCTGCCGATCAAAAGTACGGTTCTTGGCTAGCCAACCTAACCAAGCAGCAGCAAAACGAAGCGTTAGGGGGGAAAGGGAAAGGCGACGTGTTCCGAAATCTATTGAAAAAAGAGTCTGGTGATGTTGCTATTAGGAAGTTTGTTAGATCTGACGGGTCAGAATTAACGTTGAAAGACTTGCAGTCAAGATATGGCACCTCTTAAAAGCAACGAGGCTCAGTACGTTATTTCTCAAAACGTCCGCAGGTTGATGAAGGAAGGCAAGAGCCGGTCAGTAGCGGTTGCAATTGCGTTCAGGGAAGCAAGAAAGAGTCAAGAGCAAAGGAGCAAGTGACTTTCCGATGAGAGGCGTTAGCCTTTTGTTGTTGCCGTTTCATGCCAACAATGCAGTTGCACAGCAAATTCAAGCTAACGATTGAAAGCGGAGAGCCAGCAGCTGCTTCGTGTCCGCCAAAGAAGCCTACGGCTAAGGCCAAGGCTGGCAAGAAAGCAGTAGCAAAGGAGGAGAGCTGATGCCTAAATACACTGGCCCCAAAAAGCCTCAAATGGCGGCGCCTAAGAAGAAAAAGAAAGGAAGCAAGAAAAAGTGACGATCAAGCGCGGTGGTCACACGTTCGAGGGCTATGACAAGCCAATCCGCACGCCAAGCCATTCAAGCGGCAAGTCACACGCTGTTGTCGTCAGTGTTAAAGGCAGTCCGAAGCTCATACGCTTTGGGATGCAAGGCGCTAAAACCAAGCCACCACGCAAGAGCGAGTCAGCCGCCGACAAAGCAAAGCGTGCATCCTTCAAGGCCCGTCACGCAAAGAACATCGCAAAGGGAAAAGCATCTGCCGCATATTGGGCAGACAAAGTAAAGTGGTGATGCAATTTAGCCTGTGGCTAATTCATGTCCGAAGAACAAAATGCTCCTGTGGAGCAGTCTGTTGACACCAGCAAACTAGAAGCAGAACTCGAAGCAATGAGGCGTAAAAACGCTGAATTGATTGATGAGTACA